TTTGCTATTAGCGGAAAATATTTCTCCCACGCCTCATACTCAGCGCCGAAATCTTCACCATCATCATCGACGCATAACGTCAGTGACACATATTTCATACCAACACTATGGTTATCTACATATCCATTGGCATATTGGTCAAACATTACTGGATTTCGCTTTCTCCTTATGATAGACTCAAACAAAAGCGCTTCTGTTGTCCCTTTATAATCATAACCAAGTTCTTTCCAAGTAAAGTTTTTAGTGTAAGCCTTGAGGTCCTTACCCTTTGCAATTATTTTCTCAAATGCCATTGAATGCTCCTGAAGATGCATGATGAACTTATTCTCCGACAAGCTTTTCTTCCACAGTCCGGGTAAATGAACGTCCTTGTGGCTATCGAATAGGTTCGTTGTATTAATGGCAACCAATGTTTTTATCTCGTTGAGATTTGCCGTATCAATTGTATCATTACTCTTGAATGCATTTTCCTTTTCATGATATACAAAATTACTCAAAGAGAAAGAATCAGCTTTTTTTGGTATAAACTTCTTCTCAGTCATTAAGACTGTTTTATTCTCAGCCAAAAAATCGAAAAGTTCTTTTTTGGTTTTGAACTCTTCATCCCTGAATCCTTTTTCTAAATCAGGATGACGATAGAAAAATTTAGTCTTTGCCATCTTTTCTAATGATTTGTTTTTCATCAAGGGCTTTCTTTTTTTTAGCCAGCTCCTTTTTTATCAACTCTTTCTTTTGCTTATCCATGACCATTTAATGAAAATTCTTTTTTCTTACCATTGCTGTTTTGATTCTGACCTTCTGTGTTTTCATTTTGGTTTTGAACCTTACTCAAAATGATTGCAATTTGTTCGGGGCTGAAATCCCAAATTCGCTTATCACCGTCACCGCCATCTATTGGCGCCATGTCCATTTCCTCAAGGATAGTATTCAGCGTTACGGCTCCTACCTTGAATAAATTAAGCATGTAATCCGAAATAGTTTTGTAAGCCTCATACTTCTCCGTTTCTGATTCCTGAAGACACGGTATATGGTCCCAAGTTCCTTCAATTACCCAATCGGTTTCATTCATCCCAAGAAATTCGTTGTACTCGATAAACTCTTGATCGGAGTATGGTATCAATGTACCTTGGTACAATTGACGCAGGCTTGCCTCTTGATTTTCATAAGTAGTACCATTCAAATCAAGCTTCATTAATATATCTGGAACCCCGAAAAGATGCGCACATATAATTGCATCGCTGGATATTTCATCGAACAAACCAAGCTTTCGAACGTCACGGGTAATCTGTGTTACATCCATCGGCTGCTTAGAAAAATAAGCCTGACGTTGACCCTCAAGAAGTCCATATTTTTCCCACGATTCTTGAACTTCCGCAACCTCTTCAGGCTGCAATGGAACTAACCCGCTCTCATCCCCCTTACGTGGCGTAAATACAAGATCCATTCCTCTGTTCTTAAGAATGACATTACGCGCCTCGTATGCCATATCAATATTTGTTAACGGTTTAATCAAAGCTGCCGCTTTTGGCCTACCAAATATCCAACCGTCTTTTATATCCGTGTTCGGCTCAGCGCTAAACAATATCTCTTCAGGCTTAAATACTTTTGTTGTACTGCCATAGACGAATTTCCATAACTTTACGATCTCACTTATCTCAGTAGCCTCAAAAAAATTTTTAGCTAACTCAAACTCCATCTGAGGTGTCCAAATATTCCATAAGCTTTTAACTGTCAGAATATTTGGCTTCATGCCTAACGGTGCATTGGCATAACTGAAAACATTGCCTGTTGCCTCTTTGAATATCCTGCGTTGTCCAAAAAACGTCCAACGTCGCTGTAGTGGATTCGGCTTATTGAATAGGCTATACACTTTTTTTGGTATTTCCTTATCCGTTTTACCCTCTTCCTCTATATCGCCGGTGATCTTATTTTTTACCCGGATACGGACGTTTGACCCTTCCCTGGCTAAAATCTGAATTAGTGAATTAAGGACTGGATTAGTCCCGTACCAATCCATATAGCTTTGAAGTGTGCTTAATTGCTGCCACCGCGGGAAGTCGTTAATGATGCTGGATATCCAAGGTAGCCCGAAATTGGTGCTCGAACGCATTGTATTCCCGGTAGGCATGGAAGATGACCGACCAAAGGGCCATAACGAACTGATCTTATTGACTAGCTTAGAATATCGCGACAAGGTAGTTTTTTGCTCAATTTAGCAATGTTTTCCCGACGCATTAAAGCGGACGCGGCTTTTGTCCACATTACAGCCTGTAAATGGACTCTAACGATTGAAGTTCAGTCCTTTTGGTTGTTTGTATGACTTTACATTAAAGTAAATCTGAAATTGATTGAATACTTCTAAAAACGTTCCATCCTTCTGCCTGGATAACTCCCAACGACGAATCGTCTTCCTGTGCACACCTATTATTCGGCTTGCTTCAGCCTTGGATACGTTCTCATGTGACTTATTTTGCTTCGTGTCAATTATGGTCATTGTAAATGAGAATTGTCTTTTGGATCTTTCCCTAACCTGTATGTATGCCAAATATACGCCCCTTGGATGACCTTGCAATTCTTATTGTCTCGATATGCTGGCCTACAGAAATTCCAATCAAAAAAATTACCCTTTTTATCAATGATCGTTTCCTGAAATCGGTACTTATTCCAATACGACTTCTTAAAGAGTAGAAAGAACCCCGCGACGTAGCTGCATTGTATTGAGAATCCATCCAAGTGCTTACGGCCTAATTTTAAGGCTTCGGCCTTGTGGTACTCTAAATTGGTATTTGTATCGAGCATTGGTAAACGGCGCTGGTAGCTCAGCCCAACTCGGTTAGTTATGGCTCCAAAAATATCCGTTTCCGGGTAACGCTTTATCGCGTTCTCAATGACTTGGTATGTTATAGGGTCTAGTACCATCGCATCATAGTCTAAAATTAAAATCCAATCATCGTCATTTGGGACTATGGCACAATGAGCATTGTATTCTTTGCCGAGTTCCTTTGTCACTGAGAACGGCTGGAATTTATACAACATCCTTCAGCGCATCTTTCAAAATCAAAAGGTCTTTACGACTTGCTATAATCCCTATGTGCCGGTGGGTACCGTCATCGAATACTAAACTTACCTCTGGTAAATTCCCATACGGGATGAAGTCAAGATGCATTCCTGGTTCAGACAAATTTATGCGGATTCTCTTTCTTGTCTTTTCCATAAAATTTAATTTTTAAAAAATCATCTACTGATATAGGGTTTATAAGTTCTCCCTTGTGAGTGCAGAAATATTGCCAGGTGATATCCTTCCAACTTTTGATACCTAATCGATTATCACGGCCGAATACATTAAAAATGTCGCGTATAACCACCGTACACCCATAGTCGAAGTCAACTGTCAAAAACCTGATTCCGGGATATGTCTCTAGCCTGCTGGCAAACTTATAGACGTCTCCACACCATTCCCTGTTGTCCCGGGGTACGTGTGTGATTTTCTCTGAGAGTGGATTACAGTCATGCATGACGATAAATCCAAGTTTCGATAAGTAACGCAATGAGTTCTCAAAATCTTTTTTGACCTGATCTGCATGGTGGAGTCCATCGATGAAAATAATGTCGAAATTATTAATTCCCATTACCGTCTTACCATCATCCAAACCCTCAAAGAATAGATCACTAGTTTGGCATACCATTGCTTTTGCGTTGGGGTCTGGATCAACACTAACTTTAGTATTACATTGAATCTTGTTGAAGTTGTGATCTGGATTAAATACCCCAATTTCAAGATAAGACTCAAGATCGTTTTCCTTGATCAGATAATTAATTAAATCGGCGTGGTTCTTCATTTTTCATAGTGGATAAATTCGTAATCACAGTTAATGCATGAATCGTTATAAGGGCAATTTATGGCGAAACAGTTTAAACATGTTGTGTCTGTTGGGATGGCCGTAAACCATTCATTGACAAATTCCTCTGCCATCCTCTCAATATCTTCCTTAGTGGGCTTGCTCATAGTGTGGTCCTGTTTATGTGTACAAGTTTTATTTCTCGGCCAAGGAACGAGGATAGTTTCTCCTCACTATCGTTCTCTATATCGAAAGTAATGAAGTTTCTCTTTCCCTTAAAGTGATTGATCACATATTTGTTGTGGTTGTATAGAAATGACCTTATGTCCGATATGCCGATATCCTGCATGCGCTGATAAAG